GGCAATAAATACATTGCCGCTGCTCTTTTATCAGGTGAAACCCTTGGTAAGAATTTAATCACCGTACACCCTAACGTTGCCTTTAAAGAGGTAATTAGAAACTGGCAGAATAGCGTAACCGTAGCCGATGCGACTTGCGACTTTACTGATTCAAGTTCAGTAACTTTGGGCGAATACGTTTTGACTACCGTTGAAAAGCAAGTGAACCTACAATTGTGCAAAAACAATGTGCAAAAACAATTTGCGCACTACTTGGGAAGCAGCCGAAGCGGGATTTAGCGCATTTGAAAAATTACCCGCAACTTTTGAAGAGTTCCTTTTGGCACAAGTTGCTGCCGAGGTTGCTCAATCAGTTGAATTAGGTATTTGGAAATCTAACCTTTTCTATGATTCAGCCGCAGTTGCAGGTCAAGACGGTATGATTGGATACCTTGTTGACAATAGCGCAATTGTTGAAGCCGCAAGTGGTGCAACTACTGGCTCAAACGTTGTAACTCGTTTACAAGCGATGTTAGATGATTCTCCCGCTGCTTTGTATGGTAAGGAAGATTATGCTTACTTTGTTGGACCGTCTACAATGAAGGCATACCAAGCCGCTTTGTCTGCAGGTAACTATAATTTCCAATTCTACGTTGGAGAGAAGCCAATGAACTTCCAAGGCATTCCCGTTCACATGGTGCCAGGTCTTAACGACTTTGATTGTGTGTTAGGTTTGAAATCTGACTTACACTTTGGTACTGGTTTGTTGAGCGATTTGAGCGATTTGAACGAAGTGAAATTGATTGATATGAGCGACATCGACGGAAGTCAGAATGTACGTGTTATCTTGCGTTTCACTGGTGGTATCATCGCTACTAACCCAACTCAACAAGTAGTTCTTAACGTAACCGTTTAATTTTCTTTATAGTTTAGTTAAAATCGGGGAGGGGATTGCCCCTCCCTTTTTATTAGAAAAAAATATGGCTTGTAATACATTAGCGAACAGATATGAACCTTGCAAAGAATTTGCAGGGGGATTGCGTGGGGTATTTTTAGTACCTTACGCCTTTGCCGACACCATCACAAAAGATGCGGGTGGTTTGGTAACTGCAATTAATAGTGGCGCATCAACTGCGACCGCTTACTTTTTTGAATTGAAGGGAAACCTCAAGAGATAACGGTACAACTGCCTACACTCAAACTTTAACCCTATCTTTGAAGCCAAGCGGAAATACTCCTGCTTTGGCGGATACCGATGCGGAATTGTTTGATACCTTGACAAAAGGCCGTTGGAGGGTTGTTACTTGGGACCGCAACAACGTATTCACTTTATTGGGTGAAGATGAGGGAATGGATGCCACTACCGACGTCGAAAGTTGGGGTACACAAATGGGAGATGCCCGTTTGAACACCATTACTTTGGTAGGTATGGAAACCGCACCTAAAGCCGTTGTGGATGCTGAAAGTTATGCCGATATGGCAACCGTTGTGACTATTGCTTCGTAAAAGAATAGTGTTTTGTTTTTTTCCATTCAAAGAGGGGTGCTACGGCATCCCTTTTTTGATTTGTAACACTTTTGAATATTTGCGTTAATTAATTAATGGTTATCAATAACACTACCACACAGGTATCATTTTTCCCGTTCGTTTCGTTTGCAGACGTTGCGGCCAGTGGTGGCGGTGTGGATTCTTATCTATTGCAACAAGATGGTTTTTTTATCTTGCAACAAGACGGAAGTAAAATAATAACGGCAACGGCATCGGGTCAAGTAAATTTACAAGTATGGCATAAGCAAACAAAGACAATGGTAGAGGCCCAAAGGGATGTCACTATTTCGGGCAGTAAAGTAACTTTGACTTTGCCATCATTAACAACCATTGCAGACGTAGCACAAGACTTGGACACTATTTTAATTCGTGTTATTTATGATGGAGTTTTAAAGTGGGAATATTTGGCAACTTGGAGTACCGAAAGTGTGAATTTGAACAAAGAATTTAAGCAATGGGACGAAGTAACGCCCACCCAACCTAACTGGATAAAAATATGAGCATTAAATTAATAGAATTGGCGAGTTATACCACTCCCGCAATAGTTGAAAATAAGAACAAAGAATGGGTCGAATATGGGGAAGACAATAATTACTACCAATATTTGATTGATTTGTATTATGGTAGCCCTACCAATAATGCAGCCATTAAAGGCATTGCAGATTTAGCGATGGACTTGAAAATGTTGGGGCAGTATGCCATTCAATTAGTAAAGTCAAAGGATAAGAAAAGATATGTAAGTGCCTACCATTTTCCCGTACAAACTTTGCGCCCCGAAAGATGCAATGAAGATGGCGAAATCGAGGGGTATTATTTTGCGGCTGATTGGAGTAAATTAAAGCGAGGACAAAAACCCAAGCGATTTGCGGCGTTTGGATTCGATGATAGTGCCAATGAGTGTATGTTGGTTGTTAAGCCATATTCAACGGGTAACTACTATTTTGCCCCAGTAGATTATCAAGGCGGAACTCAATACGCTAATTTAGAAATCGAGATTGCCAATTTTCATATCAATAATATTAAAAATGGTATGGCACCGTCGATGTTGATAAATTTCAACAACGGGCAACCACCCGCAGAAGTTAAGGATATGATTGAAGCCCAAATATTGAACAAATTTAGCGGTTCATCAAATGCGGGTAAATTCATTCTTTCTTTTAACGACAACGCAGAAAGCAAAGCCGATATCACACCCGTTCAATTAAGCGATGCCCACAATCAATATCAATTTTTATCGACCGAGTCAAGTTCCAAAATAATGATGGCGCATCGAATCACATCGCCAATGCTTTTGGGTATTAAGGATAATACTGGATTTGGCAACAATGCCGAGGAATTGAAGACGGCATCAACTTTATTTGATAATACCGTTATACGCCCATTCCAACGCCTTTTAATTGAAGGAGTGCAAAAGATAATGAATTACAACGGGTATAATCTTGATGTATATTTCAAGACTTTGCAACCTTTAGAATTTACCGATTTATCTGGTAAGGTAATGGATGCGGAAACTCAAGAAAAGGAATACGGCTTTAAAAAACTTGTCCCCGAATTTACGGCCGAGGCGGAATCTGAATGGTTGGATTATTTGAAAGACAAAGGCGAGGTTATTGGCGAAGAGTTTGAATTGATTGACGAATCGCCCGTAATTGATGCCGACAATGAGGCCAAGCAATACAACTTTTTTAAGAGATTTGCCGAACCCGAAGAAAAAAGCAAGGATGACAAAGGGGTGTACTTAATCAGGTACCGATATGCGCCAATGTCGAACAAAGCAAATTCACGGGTATTTTGTCGGGATATGGTAGCCAATGCCAAGTTAGGAGTCGTTTATCGGAGGGAAGATATTGACAAAATGGGCGATGAAGGTATTAACGGCCAATTTGCGCCAAGTGGTAAATCTAATTATTCGATTTGGAAATACAAAGGCGGTGTTAATTGCAACCACCAATGGTATCGACTTTCTTATATGAGAAAGCGTAAAGGGAGCGGAGGTGCATTTTTACCTTTGACACCCGAGGAGAAGGAATTGGGATTAAGAGAAATAGAAGAGAATTACAAAAGGGTATCGAATCAAAGTGCCGATTCTGCAGGTGTGCCATTTAACCCACCAAGTTGGGATATTGCAAGTACCAAAACGATTGATTTACCGAATAAAGGGAGTTTAAAAAATAGATAAAGATGTACGCAAACGATAACGTATTACTCATTACCGAGCAGCACCTATTTAAATATACGCAGTTGCAAGGGAATATCGACGTAGATAAGGTAACGCCCTTTATTAAAGTGGCTCAAGACATCCAAGCACAAGAGGTGTTAGGTACAAAGTTGTATCGCAAGATATTAACCGATGTACAAAATAGCACTTTGACGGGTAATTATTTGACGTTGGTTGAGCAATATTTGCAACCGATGCTTATCCATTATGCAATGGCTGATTTGATGCTATTTCACGGGTACGAAATTTCAAACGCTGGTATTTTAAGAAATACTCCTGAAAGCACATCACTACCCGCAAAAGACGAAATTGATAGTTTGGTAAAACGTCAAAGGGATATTGCAGAAACCTATCGGGCGAAGTGTGTGAGTTATTTGTCGTATTATCCGCAATTATTCCCCGAATATTCAGCCGACCAAGAAAGTCAAATGTATCCTGATAGCAACCCAAGCAATTACACTGGATGGAATCTATAAAAAAACCATATAAGCCCAAAGCCGAAAAGGTCGAGAAATTGACAAAGGTATATGCCGAGTTAAAGAAAGCAATGCCTAAAGCAAACCCACTTTTTAAAGGAGTGGCGAAGGTGTTATTTTTAAGTATTTTTTTTGCTTCGTGTTCATCACAATGGCACTTAAAACAAGCCGTAAAAAAGAATCCTAACATTATAACCGAAAAGGTCATTAGGCAAGTTGACACTTTGATAATTCGGGATAGCGTAAAGGTTGAACATACCTTTACCACCAAATCGGTTGATACTATTGTAATTGACAACGAGCATTTTAAAAGCACTATTTACCGTTTTCACGACACTATTAAATTGGTTCAAGTCCTCAAGGGGGACACGATTAGAATCACGAAAAAAGTGGTAGTGCCTCAAGTGGAATACAAGCCGTGGTATGAAAAATATATGAAATGGTTGGGATTGGGTTTAATCATTTTAATTTTAACGAGATGGATAATAAAGAAAATATAAAACAAACGCCCTCGAGGTCATCCCCCAAAAGTTCAAAACGTGGGTGTTTATGCAAGGACACTTTAAAATACTCCGTGAAATGTTGCGACGGAACTTTATGGGCGCAAGGAATCGGCCCAATAACTGCAACAAACCAAAATTAAAACGTTAATTAAATATGCCAGATAGTAAAATTACCGACCTTGGGGCAATCGTATCCGTTGTGGATGCCGATGTATTACCCATTGTCGATTTATCGGATGATACAACTAAAAAGATTACCATTGCACAAATCAAAGCAACCGCACCCGTTCAATCAGTAAACGGGTCAACTGGAGCGGTTTCGGTGCAACCTACTTTGGTAAGCGGTACAAATATCAAATCCATCAACGGAGAATCATTATTAGGTGCGGGGAATATTGAAATTTCGGGGAGCGGTGGCGTTACCTCTATTGATGGACTTGACGGTGCAATTACCTTAATTGAAGGTTCAAATATTACCATCACCGATAATGGCTCAAACGAAATAACCATTGCCGCTTCGGGCGGTGGCATCTCTGATGGCGATAAAGGCGATATCACAGTTTCTGCAAGTGGCGCAACGTGGACAATCGACAACGATGCGGTGACAAATGCAAAGGTTGCCAGTGGTATTGATGCGGTAAAATTAGCCGATGGAAGCGTAACAAATGCGGAGTTTCAAGTTTTAAACGGCTTACAAAGCGTTTTAGAAGGCAAACAAGACGATTTAACAATAGATGCAAATGAGGGTTTGGTTTTAACGGGTGCAGCACTTGGAACGCTTTACAACACTACTATCGGTGACGATGTAAATAGCATTGCAGTAGGTGGCGCACCTGCACAAGCGGCATCAATTTGGAAGTCTTTGTCGTTGGTTCAGGCTTTGGATACAATCTTATTCCCAACCATTTTGGCATCTATTCAAACAAATAAAAGTGTAGTTTTAACCATTAGCGGAACAAGTGGAACGCTTGAAATCGGGCAGACAATTTCCCGAATATTGACGGCTGCCTTTAATCGTGGCTTAATCAAAAACGGGGATAATAGCACAGGACCTCAATTAGTAGGTGCGGCTACTCAATACACATTTACGGGTACGGGCATAAGTTCAACGGCTCAAGTAGGTAATACATTATCGGTAAGTAATACAATCGTAAGCGGTGCAAACAATTGGGCGGTAACGGTTACCCACGATGCTGGTAGTGGCGATTATTTCGACAACAAAGGCAACGTAGGTACAAACTTAGATGCAAGTCGTGTAAGTGGCACTGCGACTGATTCAGCATCAGCACCAACGGTGACGGGAATC